GGTAATGCGAGTCGCGTCGTTTTTCCTCAAGGCTTACGGAAAATCCACGCTTCGTTTCGTTTCTACTCATGGCAAAGAGGTCAAAGCACACCCGCCCGGCAGGCTTCACGGCAGAGCGCGCCAAGTTCTGGTGCGTGTCTGTGCGCGTGATGCAGCTCTGGCTGCGCAAGTCTGTGCCGGTCGAGTCGGTGGAGAAGATGATCGAGTGGTATTCGCGGCAGCCGGCCGCCGCGCAAAAGCGCCTTTCTCCAGCTTTTCAGCGCCGCGTAACCGAGCTGCGCACCGGCGGCGGATCCTCGCAGATCGGCACGCCTGGCAACGACCCCGAGTTCGCCGAGTTTCAGGTCGCCTATCGTGAGGGAAAGCTCACCGACAAGACCCTGCTCGCCGATCTAAAAGAGCAGGCCGCTTTCTACCAGTTCAAGCAGCGGCAGTGCTCCTCGCGCAACGACGCGGCCGGCGCCTCCGATGCGTTGCGCCAGCTCACCGGCCTCTCGGGCATCATCCACGACATGGAGCTGCGCGCCCAGAAGCTCGGGCGCGACCTCGGCGACCTCGTGCCCCGCCAGACCCTCGAGGATCCGGCCCGCTTCATTGGCTATCACCTCATGCGCTGCGCCGACGCGGCCCGCGAGGAGATCGCCCAGGCGCTCAAGGTCACCGATCCAACCTCCGCCCCGCTGCTCCCCGAGGAGATTCGTCGCCGCATCGACCCCATCCTGCTCAACGCCTACGTCCTCCAGCCCATCCGCCGCGCCTCCACCGGCGACAACCAGGCCGCGCCGCCGCCCTGGCTCGTCGCCTGCCTCGAGGCCGGCCTCTCCGAGGTCTTGGAAAACATCACGCTCGACCGCGCGCCCACCCCGGCCGTGCCGGGCGCCTGACCATGACCCGCCGCATCAGCACGCTCGCCTTTGCCCACCGCGCCGCGGCCCACCTCGACGAAGGCTCGGCCGCGAAGGTCCGCGAGGCCCTCGCCCGCCCGCAGATCGTCGACATCCTCGCCAACCTCGACGGCCCGCGCCCGCGGCGCTGCATGGTGATCGCCTGCTACCAGGTCTTCAAGTCCCTCCTCGGCCAGCTCCACCTCGCGCGCAACATCATCGTCCACCCCGGCAAGACGCTCTGGTATCACCCCACCGGGCCCGACGTCAAAACCTTCGCCGACGACAAGCTCAACCCTCTCCTCGATTCCCACCCACTCATCCGCGCCCTCGAGTTCGATTCCCGCTCATCCTCGACGAAGCTCCGCCGCACGCTCGCCGGCGGATTCACGCTCCAGCTCCTTTCCTTCTCCACCGAGCGAGACCGCCACTCCCGCTCCGCCCGCGACATCTACATCGACGAGGTCCACCAGATCGAGGAGCCCGGCGTCATCAACCAGATCCGTGCGCGCCACGGCGACTTCTCCGCCGACTTCCTTGAGCTGATGATGAGCACCGGCCTCACGGCCAACACCGACGCCGCCAACGAGTGGGCCACCACCGACCAGCGCGTCTGGCATGTCCGCTGCCCGGCCTGCCACCAGCTCCACGAGCCCCGCTTCGCCCACTACGGCGAGGACGGTGAGACCATCACCGCCGGCCTGCGCTACACCCGCGCCTACCTCGACGACGGCCAGCCCGACGAGGCCGCCATCCGCGCCTCGCTGCACTACGAGTGCCCCCGCTGCCACGCCAAGCTCCCCGACACCGAGGCCACCCGCCTCGCCTGGTCCGGCACCGCCACCGCGCCCCGCGGCCTCTACGTCATCACCAACCTATCCGCCTACGCCGCCTCCTACGGCCACACCTTCGGCGCCCTCTCCATCCGCGCCTGGCTCCCGCTTGTCATCCGCTTCGAGCAGGCCCACCTCGCCCGGCGCCGCGGCGAGCTCGATCCCCTCGCCAAGTTCATCCGCGAGGAGCTGGCCGGCATCTGGGATCCCGAGTTCTACCTCCGCCGCAAGGCCGCCCGCCCCACCGCCCCCTACAAGCTGGGCGAGGACTGGGCCCACGAGGACCGCGCCAACCCCCTCGGCTCCCGCTTCGCCACCATCGATCTCCAGCAGGATTACTACGTCCTCGGCATCCGCATGTGGGGCCGCCGCTCCGCCTCCCGCCTCCGCTGGTGCGCCATGCCGAAGTCCGTCACCGAGATCAACGAGATCCTCGCCGCCCACGGCGTCGAGAAACGCCACGTGTTTCTCGACTCACGCCACGACACCGCCCGGGCCCGCCGCCTCGCCGCGATGATGGGGTGGAACACCATGCAGGGCGACGGCCGCACCGACGGCACCGCCCCGAAAACCTATCTCCACGAGGACGGCATCCGCCGCATCTACGACGAGGAGCCCAAGCTCCTCGACGCCCACATCGGCACGATCCACGAAGGCCAGGGCACCTCCGCCGTCGAGTGGCTCTTCTCCAAGCAGTCCGCCCTCGATCGCCTCCACCTCCTCCGCACCGAGCAATACGCCCCCGACCCCACCCAGCCCGATCACCTCGAGCCCCTGCACGCCTGCCCCGAGGACACCCCCGACTGGTATTGGCAGCAAGCCTTCCGCCACTACCGCAAGACCACCACCAACCGCGACGGCAGTTTGACGACTACCTGGTATTCCGCCGGCAACGACCACGCCGAGGATTTCGAGGCCATGGGCGTCGTCGTCGCCACCATGGCCGGCCTCACCGGCGCCGAGACACTTCCTCCAACTGATGAAACGCAAAAATAACAAACCAGATGAGGAACGCCCCGCCGGGCGTAACTCGTAACCCTTCCCCAACTATGAAATCAACGAGCGTAAACCCAACGACCGATCAACAGGGCCAGCAAGGGGCGTTCCCTCTGGCGGCTGGTTCGGTGCCTCCCGGCCGCGACAACATCCCGGTGCTGCACATTCGCCGCGCCCAGCACTACACGGGAACCGCCCGTGACGTGCAGAAATTCGCCGAGCTGGCGGTGCGGGCGATACTGCTCTGGCACGATAGGGGTGCCGGCAGTGGCTCGCACCTCGCCGAAACTCTCGGGCTGCCGCCGAGCAACGACCTTCGCCACCTGGCCAACGTGCTTTACTGCGCCCGCTACTCGAAAGAAGTCCGCGACCAACTCGCAGCCCTAGCAGAGTGACACCGAACACTGAATATCAAACACCCAGTCTGATATCAAAACCGGCAAAGCGTTGATCGCCGCCGATCTCTGCCAATCCGCCCTCCGCAATCCGGCAATCCGCAATTCCCCATGACCCCCTGCCAGCTCTGCCGCGGCGCTTGCTGCGAGTCTATCGTCACCAGCGCCCCGCCCACCGACACCGGCTTCTGGCTTTCGCTGCACGGCCACACCCTGGCCGACGGCCGGCTCGAGCTGACCGTCCGGTGCCACGCCCTGGCCAAGTGCGGCTCCTGCTCGATCCACTCGATGCGCCCCGAGCACTGCCGCAACTTCCCCGTCGGCGGCGCCGACTGCCGCGCCACCGTGCTACGCCGCCGCCCCGCCCAGGCCTCCGAGATCCTCGCATTGATGGACGTGACACCCGCCCCCCAGTCATAGCCCTCGGCAGCCAACTCCTCATCTCCGCACCATTCTGCTCGGGCAGCAAGGCCCCGCCTCACCGCGGGGCCTTGGCTTTGGGTTGATTAATCAACCCAACTATCTCCGACCATTGACACGCCGCTCTTTCGCGTAGGGTGGCGCAGCCTGGCAGCGCATCGCGTTCATACCGCGAAGGTCGTGGGTTCGAGTCCCGCCCCTGCAACCATTTCCCCGGTCTCCCACCCTCACCCTCACCTTCACTCTCCCCGTGGCTCAGACCATCCCCTCCGGCCCCTACTTCGGCTTCACCGCGCCCGAGCTCGATGCCGAGCTCGTCCGCTACAAGGCCGCGGTCAAGCAGTCCGGCTCGCGCCTCGCCGGAGCCTCCCAGTCCGGCCAATCCTACCAGTTCGGCCCGCGTGGCGACTGGTCCCTCGCCGACTGGCAGGAGCACCTGCAGGCCGCCCTCGCCTACTTCGGCGCCGCCGATGAGCCGCCGGGCTCCAACGTCGTCGTCCGCTTCGCGTCTCCTCGCGGCTGGTAGTTTTTTCCCGATGCCCTCCCCCATGCTCAGCGGTTTTCGCAATCTTTTGCCTGAAAATCAGGCGAACGCACTGAGTTTTCAGGACAAACACCGGGCCCGCAGCAGCGGGCAACGGTGCATCTAAATTTCTGATCATGCCTTCTCCAATGCTTTCGGGTTTCAGAAATTTAGTCACCGGCCTCGGCAGCCTCTGGTCCGGCCGCAGCATGTATCCCGCCGTGTCCTACGAGCAGGAGCGCGCCCGCCCGGCGCACCCCGACATGGCCAAGGATTTCATCGACCTCCTCCCGCAGGCCGACTTCCGCAAGGCCGTCTCCGACTGCCGCTGGCTCATCACCGCCTCCGACATCGTCGGCGGCGCCATCAAGCAAAAGACCGACTACCTCTCCGCCTCCCATTTTGCCACCCACTTCACCGGCGCCGACCGCGCCTGGGGCGAGCAGGCCGAGGAGAAATGCGCGCAGCTCGATGCCTACTGCTGCACCCGCGGCGACCGCTACGACTGGAAAACCCTCTGGTCCCTCACCGTGCCCCACCGCGCCGCCGACGGCGCCCTCTTTTTCAACCTCACCGAGTCCGATACCGCCTGGCCCCTCGTGCAGCCCATCGAGGCCACCCGCATCGGCTGCCGCGGTGATGAGGCCACCGTCGCCCCCAAGTCCGCCCGCGCCTACCAGCGCGCCGATTCCGGCAAGCTCACCCGCATCTACACCCCTTACGCCGGCCTCCGCATCGTGGCCGGCATCATCTACGACGAGGCCGGCCGCGAGGTCGCCTACCGCGTGCTCGGCTCCGCCGACGATGGCTCCGACGATGTCGATGTCTCCGCGCAGGACATGGTCCACATCGCCCGTCCCGGCTGGTATTCCGAGGGTCGCCCGCTCCCCGGCGTGGCCAACTCCGCCCTCGCCCTGCAGGATATCCACCAAGCCCGGCAGGCCCAGCTCACCAAGCACATCCACTCCGCCCGCCAGATCGGCATCCAGGAGAACGAGACGGGCACCCCCGCGCAGAAACGCCTCGGCGATCCCCTCGCCACCCGCACCCCCCTCGGCACCGGCTCCATGCTCGTCGAGGAGGGGAATTTCACCTTCATCAAGCGCGGCGACAAGGTCACGCCCTGGGACACCAAGACCCCCGGCGGCGAGTGGATGGCCTTCGACGACAAGGTCGTCGCCTCCGCTCTCCACGCCATGCGCTGGCGCGTAGAGATGATGGATCCCAAGCAGTCCGGCACCGGCGCCAACACTCGCGCCTTCGCCGACCAGATCAACACCGTCATCATGGAGGAGTTCGACTTCCTCACCCGCCCCCTCCTCCGCGTCCGCCGCTGGCAGGTCGCCAAGCTCATCGCCCGCGGCGACCTGCCGAAGAATGACGAGTGGTGGAAATGGGGCGCCACCCCGCCCCCCGAGTTCTCGCCCGATCCCGGCCGCGCCATCACCTCCGAGCTCGAGGCCGTCCGCGCCGGTGCCCAGTCCATGCCCCACGTGCACCGCCGCTGGGGCCAGCGCCCCTCCGATGTGCTCAACGAGCAGGCCGACTACCTCCTCCTCCGCCGCCAGGTCGCCCAGGATAAAGGCCTCACCCCCGAGGAAACCGCCCAACTCGGCACGCTCGCCGTGCCCGGCGATGCCCCTGCGCAGCCTGCCGCTACCGCTCAGCCCCCCTCCCCATGAGATTCCAGCGCATCATCGAACAGGTCTATTTTCGCCCGTGGTATATCACCCCGGCCGCGCACTTCGCCATCCACCGCATCCTCTCCTCCCACCTTGACCGCAAGGCCGGCGAAAATGATGATCTGAGCATCTCCGATCTCTTCGTCTCCCGCCCCGCCGCGATGATGACCGACCAGAAGCTCGCCATCATCCATGCCAAGGGCCCCCTCGGCAAGGGCCTCTCCAAGATGGAGAAAACCTGCGGCGCCACCGACTACGCCGATCTCCGCGCCGAGATCTCCGGCGCCATCGCGCAGGGCGCCCGCGGCATCCTTCTGCAGGTCGATTCCCCTGGCGGCACCGTCCTTGGCACCCGCGAGGTCGCCGCGCAGATCGCCGCCAGCCCTGTGCCGGTCGTCGTCTACACCGAGGATATCATGGCCTCGGCCGCCTATTACATCTCGGCCGGCGCCTCCCGCATCATCGCCTCGCCCTCCTCCATGGTCGGCTCCATCGGCGTTTACATCCCGTGGATGGACTACGCCGACCAGCTCAAGGCCATGGGCCTCAAGCCCGACCCCATCATCAACACCGGCGGCGACCTCAAGGCCCTCGGCTTCTCCGGCACGCTCTCCCGCACCGAGCGCGACTACCTGCAGGACGAGGTCGACCGCGACTTCGGCCTCTTCCGCGCCCACGTGCTCCAGTTCCGCGGCGTGCCTGAGTCCGCCATGCGCGGCCAGGTCCTGAGTGGCGAGGCCGCCCTCGAGGCCGGCCTCGTCGATGAACTCGGAGATTTCTCCGTCGCCTACGCCGACCTCCTTCACCGCGCCGGCGGCCCCATCGCCTCGCCGGAGCCTGCCCCCACCTCTTGACATCCACCCCAAACCATAACCGCTCCCATGAATTTTAAGGAATTCCTCGCCACCCTGTCCGCTGCCGCCCCGAAGAGCCTCTCCGAGGCCAAGCTCCTGCTCGGCCAGGCCGCCTCCCACTTCACCACGCTCCTCGCCGACTTCGATGCCAAGGTCGCGGCCCACGCCGCCGACCAGCAGGCCCTCAGCGAGGCCCGCGCCACGCTCGCCACCGTGCAGGTCGACCTCGCCTCGGCCACCGGCCGCGTCACCGAGCTTACCTCCGAGCTCGCCGCGGTGCACACCGGCGCCCTCGCCACCCTCGCCTCGGCCGGCATCACGGTCGAGAAGTTTGACCCCGAGGCCATCAAGGCCGCCGCCGCCGCACGCGCCGAGATCCTCGGCCACGAGCTCCTCGCCGCCCGCGGCATGAAGCCCCTCCCCGAAGCCATCAAGCAGCCTGTCGAGGTCGAGGCCAAGCTCTCCACCGATGCCGAGATCATGACTGCCTACGAGGCCATGCCGCTCGGTGCCCCCGAGCGCGCCGATTTCTACAAGAAGCACGAGGCCGCCATCTGGCGCGCCTGGCAGAAGTAGCACCCTTTACGCGCCGCCCCTCTCCGAGGGCGGCGTGACCTTTCACCGGAGGAGCACCGAGGCGACCTACACCACCTCAACCCCCCTCCTCTCATGGCTAACTCCGTCGCCGCCGGCCTGATCCTCGACACGCTCGGCTCCCGCACCAACACCGTTCTCGGCAACCGCTTCGCGCCCCTTGGCGCGTTCTCTTCCGACTTCACCGAAGACCCGCTCGTCCAGGGCCAGCGCGTCCAGATCCCGCAGGCCACCGCCGGCGGCACCACGCAGACCAATCCCACCAATTGGGAGTCCGGTGATTCCACCATCGGCAACATCGGCGTCACCGTCGCGCAGTATTCGCAGTCCTGGCACATCACGCCGCTGCAGCTCAACAACCGCTTCCGCATGGCGCAGCTCGTGGACATCAACCTCCAGAACTTCGCCAACAAGATCATGGACGTCGCCTTCGCGCCCATGGCCGGCGTGAACTTCACCAACTTCATCGAGGCCGCCGCCACCTTCTCGGCGACGAACCTCAAGAGCCTCTACGCCGCGGGCGCCAAGCTCCCGATCAAGAACATCATCCTCGACGGCAGCTACTACGCCCAGTTCCTGCCGGCCTCGCTCTCCACCGAGATCGGGCCCAACAAGGGCCTCGCCGGCTTCGACAACTTCTTCCTGAATACGCGCTGGGATGGCGCCGGCACCAACGTGCTCGGCTTCGTCGGCGGCCCGCAGTCGATCGCCTACGTGGCCGGCGTCCCGGTCATGGACGACGAGACCCGCACCGACATCAACGCCACGCCGCTCTCGGTGAAGATCAGCGACTCCGTCTCCATGACGGTCATCGCCTCCACCTGGCTCTCCCGCGCCACGCGCCTCCGCTGGGCCTCGCTGGATGTCATGTTCGGCGCCGCGAAGCTGGACAACACCGGCTGCCGCGTCATCAAGTCCGGCGGCACCGCCTAAGTTTCGTGTGTGTGTATTCAAGGGGCCCCACTCGGGGCCCCTTTTTTCATGCCCGTGTTTCGGGGCCGCTTTGGCGCGTGCCGGAGGACACGCGGGCCACGAGAACTCGGGACATGCACCGGGCCGGCAGCAGCCGGCAACGGTGTGCGCGTTTGACACGCCGCCTCTAGGCATGAGCAATTCCGAGCAGCCTCCCGCGGGCGCGCCTGGCGCGTCTTCTTCGCCTGACCTTCAGGTTTCAGGTTTTAGGTCTCACGCCACCCCGGCTCGCAGCGAGCCGTCGGTCTTCGACGAGAAAGACCGCATCGTCATCCTCACCCCCTGCTACGACTGGCAGATGACGACGATCTACGCCGACGCCATCACCCTCTGCCAGCAATACCCGCAGGCCCGCTTTCGCCTGGCCGACGGCAGCGTGCAACTCCTGCCGGTCGTCGCCTCGGTCATCAAGCTGCCCAACGATTCCCACATCGACCGCGCCCGCAACTCCATCCTCTGGTCCTTCGAGCAGACGCACTACACCATGGGCCTCTGGATGGATGCCGACGAGCCCCCTGAGCCCGAGCACATCGCCCGCTTCTGGAAGCACCTCATGCACGGCGTGCAGATCGTCACCGGTCTGGTCGCCCTCAAGGATATCGTCCCCACCTTCGTCTGCAACACCCTCAAGGGCGAGCACCCCGATCCGCACACCGGCCTCTTCCGCATCAAGGATGGCGGCACCGGCGCCATGGCCTTCCGCCGCGATCTCCTCGACCGCCTCCGCACCGAGTGGCCCAAGCTCGTGCGGGCGAAGCTCGCGGAAGCCATCAACTTCCGGCCGGATGATGCCCACGTGGACCGCGCCCTCGCTGCACTCTCCAAGCTCGGCTACACCGCCGATCTCGCCTTCAAGTCCAACGCCAACACCACGGCCGCCGGGCGCACGGTGCACGCCTACTTCGCCTCCGGCATCACGCACCGCGATGGCGCCCCCGACTGGCTCTCCGAGGACTGGATGCTCTGCCACCGCTGCTGGCAGCTCGGCATTCCGGTCTATGCCGACGTCAACATCAAGATCCGCCACCTCGGGAAAATCCTCTTCCCGCCCCCGCCCGAGCAGATCGTCGAGGCCGCCCTTGCCGTCACCTCCGGCCAGGAGCCGCCCTTCGACAAGCGCCTCGCCCACGCCGCCCGCGATGCCCTGAAGGCCCTGCACCACTCCATCTCCGACGACTCCATCTCCATCCTCCACCCCACCCGCCGCCCCGAGCAAGCCCTCCGCATCCGCGACCTCTGGCTCTCCCGAGTCAGTGCCGGAGCTAAAGGAAGGATCGATTACCTTTTCGCCTACGATGCCGAAGATGAGGCCACCCGCGAAGCGTTCAAGATGGAGCCCGCCGTGGCGGTCGTCGGCAATCCCGGCGGCGTGGTCAAACCGATCAACGAGGCCGCGAAATACGCCCTCGGCCGCATCCTGATCATGGCCGCCGACGACTGCGAGCCCCCGCAGGATTGGGATGTGCAGATCCGCGAAGCCCTGGCCGGCCAGCTCCATCTCCCCCGCCTCCTTTGGACGTCCGACGGCTACACCCAGCAGCCCGTCTGCACGCACCCCATCATGACGCGTGCCATGTATGAGAATCCGCCCGGCTCTGTCCCTCAAGCCTCACACCTCACGCCTCACCCCTCGGGGCCGTCCGGCCCCTACTTCTTCTGCCCCGAGTATCCGCACCTCTTCTGCGACACCGAGCTCAGTCACCGCGCCATGGCCGCCGGTCAGGTGATCGACGGCCGGCACATCGTGCTCAAGCACCAGCACCCCATGTTCACCGGCATGAAGCCCGACCAGCTCCACGAAGATCGCAACAGCCAGGAAGCCTGGCGCATCGGCTCCGAAATCTTCGCCCGGCGTAATCCCCAAGCAATCACGGAAACGCGGAAGAGCTGAACTACGGAAAGACCATGGACACCTCCGATTCCGCGCTTCCGCCCCTCCGCGCTTCCGCGATTTCCCCAAAGATCACCTGCCTCATCCTCGCCTACAACGAGGAGTCGCGGATCCGCACGGCGCTCACCCATGCCCTCCGCTGGGCCGACGAGGTCATCGTCGTCGACAAGGGCTCCACGGATCGCACCCTGGATATTGCCATTGAGATGGGCGCGCAATGCCACGGCATCCCCTTCTCCAGCCAAGGCCACGAACGCTACGAGGACATGGTCGCCCCCGCCACGCACGACTGGGTCTGGCACTTCACCCCCGGCGAGGTGCCGACTCGGAAAGTTATCGAGGAGGCCCGCCGACTCGTTAATCTTTCCGAGTCGCCTTCGCCTGATTTTCCGGCTCCCAAAGCTGCGACGAGCGGAGCGAGGGAAGCGGCTGCCGGAGAAATCAGGACGAACACCGGGCCCGCAGCAGCGGGCAACGGTGCACGCCTCTCCCTCATCCGCATCCCCACCAAGCTCTGGTCCTTCGGCGTGCATGACCCCCGCTCCCCCTGGGGCCTCGGCTACCAGCCCCGCCTCTATCACAAGGGCCGCGTTCGCTTTACCGGCGTCTGCCACGCCCCCATCGAAGCCTCACCCAACCGCATCGCCCAAGTCCCGGCCGGGCACGATTGTTTTGTCTATCACCCCACGCACGCCACCGCCGAGTCCTTCATCCGCAGCCACGCCGACTACGCCATCAACGAGGCGCGGCGCGCCGCCCCCGAGCAAGTCTTTGCGCAGGCCATCCACCAGAGCAACGCCCACGACCACGCCTTCAACCAGAACCCCGATCTTCTCTGCCAGCAGATCGCGTGGAAAATCTGGTGCTTGAATACCGCCCTGCACGCCGCCGAGCGCATGAAAGGCCGCGACGTCGGCCTCCTCTACCGCGAGCTCACCGAGCAAGCCCTCAGCGCTTGGCTCCCACCATCATCGCCGTCCGCATCTCATCCAGGCTAATGCTCGCGCCCTCATCTGTCCTGAGGTGCACCACCTTGTCGCACTTGATGCATCTCATGCCCCAGCCCTGCACTCCATACGTGCCGAGCGCCGTAAGTGGCGCGGCGCAGGCCGGGCAGTGTGGCACAAGATCCGCGTCCCAGTAGATCCCGAATTTTACCCGCATCGTCCGCTGCCTTTTCAGCCGAACATATGCTGCAATACCTGCTCCATTTACTATTAGCGACAGTGCCAGTGCTGGCCACAGTATGCGTGGCGGAATACTTGCGAGATACCCCGGAGGGAATAAGGCGAAGAGCTCGCTCGCGAGCACTGTCACGATGGCAGAGACGGCTGCTATGGCTGCTAACGCTAGGTGCTCTTCTAGGGTCTGCCGCAATTTATCCCACATAGCTGCACCTTGGCCGGGCGCCCGCCCGCTGGCAAACCGCAAGTGCCGGGCGCTTTGACACCCCCGCCTCATGCGTAGGTTCGCGTCAGTTGCTCACGCAGCCCCGGCCGGCGCAAGCCGCCGGGGCTGTCCTATTTTTACCCTCAGCTTTCAGCTTTCAAGTTTCAGCTTTCTCTTCATGTCCCTCTCCACCGAAATCTCCTCCGCCGCCGCCGAGGCGCAGTCCGTCCTCGCCGAGCTCGGCGGCGCCCGGCCGGGGAAGAAGAATTCCCTCTACAATGGCACGCCCCTCCTCGCCGTCTACGGTCAACCGCAGGTGGAGAAGGTGCCGCTCCCCACCGGCGGCTACAAGCAGCGCGTCTTCCTGCCGCTCACCGTCACCCGCGCCCAGTTCGGCGCCCCGCCCGTCTCAGGCAAACAGTGGACGCGCACCGATCTCACCCCGCACGTCACCTACACCACCCACGCCATCGGCACGCACGACTCCGTGCTCTTCCACGTCATGCTCTTCAAGGCGGGCGAGTAGCCATGGCCCGCCCCGTCATCGACGCCACCGCTGCCTCGCAGGCCTACGCCCGCGCCTTTCGGCATCTGGCCCAGCTGCCGGGTTTCGATGAGCGCACCATCCTTCGTTCGGAGGTGGGCATCTTCCTGAAGACTTGGGCCGGCGAGACTAAGGTGGCCACCCAAGCCAAGACCGACACCCGCTCGCGCTTGGCGCTGCTCAGGCGCCTCGAGTTGACCGGCGGCCACGGCGTCACCGTCAATGCTGGCGTCAAAGGTGCGTTCGGGGCCGTCCATCTGCGCACCAGCACTGGCAAATGGCGCCGCACCCACGACCCGGTATTCCGCCCTGTCGCTGGCATGACTGGCAAGAAAGACCACTATTGGGATCACGACTGGTGGCTCCTCCGTGATGCTATTGCCCAAGTTAAAACCGGTCTTCCGGCCGCATTGCAGGCTGGTCGCGGCGCTGTCGGATTAAACCGACAGTCCGTCGTGCAGATCGCTGATTCGCTCCACATCGATCTTGGTTCTGTCGCTGGCGGCCGGCTGTCCGGCCAGGGTCTCGCCAAGGCCCGCGCCGCTCTTGCCTCCAACGGCCGGGCGTATCGCAACGGCATCGGCACACTCACCGGCGACCAGGTGCGCGCTTACGCCCAGCTCGTCAACACCCTGCCCTACAACACCAAAATCGGCATGGATCGCACCGCCGCCAACATCCTCCAGCGACGGGCGTCCTACATCGTCCGTGCCCACCGCCTCGGCGTCTTCGAGTCCGCCGCCGGCGTGGCCCGGGCTTTCCCTAATCTGCTCGCCGTTCGCGCGGCCTTCAACTCATGAGAATCCAGGAATACAATCTCTTCCCCTTCACTTTCACCTTCACGCTCGCCACGCCGAAGCCTGAGCAGGCATTTTCCACGGTCATCACCGCCGCGCCGATTCAGGAGCAGTATGTCTCCCAGGTGCGGGCCGCCCTGCGCGAGTTCAAGCACATCGACCCCACGACCAAGCAGATCCCGGCCGCCCTGCGGCTGGAGACATACTTTCCCACGGCCACGGCCAACGGCCGCACCGAGCCCCTCTACGCCCTGCGCACCCTCGCCCCCGCCGGGTCCATCCGCGAGGTCGACGTCGAGACCTGGCAGGATGTCATGCGCATCCGCTACTCCGGCCTGCTCGTGCTCCTGCCCGCGTGGTTCGCCGCCGATGAGCGCGTGGCCTCCGCGCACGAGCGCCACCTCGAGAAGGCCCTGCTCGACCTCTTCACCTACCTGCAGCTCCCCACCACCTTCATCCCGGGTGATGACGAGACCCGCCCAGAGGTCGGCACCGTCATCGACATCATCGCCGAGATCGGCCCCGCCGAAGGCGCGCCAGGCCGCTACGATGTGCCCGTGCCTAGCGCTTAACGGGTTTCTTCCTCGATCTCTTTAACGAGCTTCTCAACTCGATTTCGGAGGGTTTTAGAAAGTCGGGGGTCAGAGAGTGATTGTTTGATGATGCCTGAGAGCGTTCGGATATCGCCCCGGGTCTCATTTCGTAGCGCGAGCGGGTAATCTTTCCACTCAGCCAGGGCGGTCTCTATCTTAACTATTTGCCCTTTTATCTGGGCATTGACCATGGCGTCTGCGATCTCGGCTTTCTGTTTTTCCACCCGCCAAGAGTGAATCCCATAGATTATGCCACCAGCCAATAGCACCGCCGCAAAGACTATAGCGAATAATTTCATGTTGACTTATCCTTAATGGTTGGGGATAGATTCAAACAGTGCCCCGGGAGTGTTCTAGCACCCCCGGGGCGTAACGACAAATCAGGCTCTTAAACCAAGGATTCATCGTCCCATGTCACATGCACGAAAATCAGCACTTCGCCAAGCAAGTAAAAGCCGCCCGGGCTCGTCTCGGGCTGTCTCAATCGCAGGCGGCTGCGCAGTGGAGCGTGCCACTAAAGTCGCTTCAAAACTGGGAGCAGGGTTTGGTCTTGCCCATGGGCGCCACCCTGCTCCGGCTCCTGCCCCTGCTCTCAGCCCCAGGGAAGCCGCGCGGATCTTCGCGGCCCTGAGCTATCCGCCCTGGCCGCGACGCTACTTGCAAGAGATACCACCGCGCCCCTTGCACCACGGGGGTGTGGCATGAGTGCGCCCTCCACCGAGGCCAATCTTATCGAGCACCATCAGGTTTACCTGCTGGCCTTGTCTGGCATGTCTCAACGGGCCCTGCGGCGCCACATCGCTCTGGCTGATCGTGTGCGGCAATGCGGAGCCATTCACGACCCAGCCTTCATCCCGCGCCTCCGCGGGGTGAGGAGTGCAGCCGCGCTCGAACACGCCCTCGAGCAGTGGGAAGCTGAGGTCGCCAGCCGCCTTCATCCGGTCCCGGCCGCCTGATCCGTAAAAATCAGGTTGATTAATCAACCCGCTCAGTCACGCCCCGCCGGCTTCATCTTCAGCCAGCTCCGCGAGCGCCCGAAGTCGTAGCAGTGTCCCGGCTCGCGGAGTATCAGCCCCTCGCCCCCGCCGCGCACCACGCGGGCAAATTCGCGGTGCAGTTCCGCGGCGTCCCGGCACTGCCACTGCTCGACCATCCGAGCCGCGGCGCACCTGCCGGCCAGCCGCTTCGCTTCTTTCCACCGCGCCTCCACCGGCACCGCCTCAGTGGTCGGCGCGTCAAAGACCATGTAGCGCACCCGCCGCCACGCCGGGTCGCTGGCGTGCCGGTATTGCACCAGCACCCGCACCATTTCAAAGGTGCCACGCCCGGCCCACAGCTCGCCATCCAGCGCCCTTCCCCGGGGTAGCCCGGCGGTCACGTAGGCCGGCGCATCAATCGGCAGCCAGGAGTCCTTCGTGCGCAGCACCTGCCCGTCCCAGAAGGCGCGGCAGCCGTCCAGCTTCTCGCTCACCCACCAGCCCGTGGGGTCCTGCTCCCGGTATCTCTGCGCCAGCATCATGCCAGCAGTATGCCCGATCCGCCCGGCCCCTGCCATTACAAGGCCACGGCCCGGTTATACCCGCCCCGGCGGTGGGATTGACACCCCCGCTTCCTGTATCCGCCCGGCCATCCTCTGGCCGCTTCGCCCTTAGCCCTTACCTCTCCGCCCAAACATGGCCGCCATCTCCATCACCGCCGCTTCCGTCGTCGCATCCTCTTCCGCCGTCATCTCGAAGGAATACACCTTCGGTGCCACCGTCACGGCCGGCCAGGTCGTCTACCTCAACACCTCGAGCCAGTGGGTGCTGGCCGATTCCGACGCCGCCGCCACGGGCAACGGCATCACCGACAAGCAGGGCATCGCCCTGAATGGTGGCGCCTCGGGCCAGCCCGCCGCCGTCGTGCTCGAGGATTCCGATTTCACGCCGGGCGGCACGCTGACGAACGGCTCGGCCGTCTACCTCTTCACCACGGCCGGTGCCATCGCGCACGATGTCCCTACCACGGCGGCCTATCCGGTCGTCCTCGGTGTGGCCAAATCCACCTCCAAGATGGTGCTCCGCCGCGTTGCCTCGGGCGTCGTAATCTAATCCCACCCCCGGGTTTCTTCGCTCTCGGCCTCCTGCTCTCAACCTCCTTCCCCCCATGCCTGACTACTTGACCAACGGTTCCCCGGCCCCGACGACCGGCTCTTACGAGGCCACCATAAACGGTTACGCCTACGACTTCGAGACCGCCGACCTCTCCGAGCCGGGCGAGATCGAGAAGTTTTTCGACAAGGATGGCGTCTACCAGGCCTCCTCCCAGTTCTCCACGCCCGAGACCATGAAGGTCACGATCACGGCCTACTCCGGCATCCCGGCCCCGGCCAAGAATGTCCGCTTCACCGCCGACCTCGGCAACGGCTCCCAGTATTGGAGCGTCGTCACCCGCAACGTGAAGTCGGCCTCCCGCCTCGCCCGCAAATACGACTGCGAGATCCACCGCCTGGCCGTCTAAGCACCTCCACGGTCCACGACCATCCGCCCACCCCACCGGCCCCACGGGAGTCCCCGACAAGCCGGCCGGAGGTGGGCTTTTTTCGCCCATGATTTCACCTCCCAAAGCCGCGACGAGTGCAACGAGGCAAGCGGCTGGTGAAGATCACGGGACGAACACCGGGCCGGGAGCACCCGGCAACGGTGTGACCCTCGACGTTCGCCCGTTGCATCTGCCGGCCATCGCCGAGCACCGCACCGCGGTCGCGCGCCGCCGCGCCACGGCCTTCCTCGCCCTGCCGGATCGCGTGCTCTGTATCGATTGCCAGCCGCTATCGCCGGCCAGCTACTCCCTGCTCCACGCCGTCGGCTCGCCGTTTCTCTTCGGCGGCACGGCCGGCGAGCGCGAGATCAAGCAGTATCTCTGGTTCCACTCCCCGCTCTGGTGCGATGATTCCCACCCCGGGATGCGCGCCCGCTATCACCGCGCGCTCCGCTCCTTCAACCGCCTCCTCATCGGCCGCCGTGGCTGGCGCCTCCGCCGTCCGTGTGTCGATGAGTGCGCCGGCGTGCTCGCGCTGGCGGCCAACGATATTTTCTCCCATGTGGCCGATGCGTTTGCTGATGCTCCGGCCGGCTCCGGCCGGCCCGGCCAGCCGCTCGCAGCCCTTGAGGCCCAGCTGATTCACGAGTTTGCCCGCGCCTACCGGTGGGAGCCCGAGCGCACCCGGCACACGCCCCTGCGCCAGCTCTTCCAGCTCCACCGCTGCATCCGCGCCGAGCGTGGCGAGGACATCGAGGATGAGGATGAGGAGCGGATCAAGGCCGCGCACTACGCCCGCCGCAATGCCGAGCTGGCATCTGCCCGTGTTTCGCCGACTCCGTCTGCTGGCGGAGCGCAGCAGGGAGGCGAGAACTCGGGGCAGACCCCGGCCGGCCAGCAGGCCGGAACGGGGAAGCCAGCTATTCAGGAGGCCCCGGTATGAGCGACATCAATGTCCGCATCGGCGGCGATAACAGCGATTATCTCCGCGTGCTCAACCAGTCCGAGGTGTCCTCGGCTGAGTTCAACAAGCGCGTGGCCGCCCAGACCGCCGCCGTGGTAGGCGCCGAGTCCCGCCTGGCGGAGATCCGCGGCCGCAACGACACCCTCCGCGCGGCTGGCTTTAACCAGGACATTTTCCTACAGCGCGAGATTCTGGCGCTCAAGGCCGAGATCGCCACCATGGAGGCCGGCTCGCTCGCCCAGACCGAGAAGAAGATCATCCTCGAGGGCAAGGTCCTCCAGCTCGAGCAGATCATCGCCTCGCAAAAGGTGGAGAACGCCACTGCCACTCGCGCTCAGTCTGCGGGCCTTGAGGAGGCCACGACCAAGGCCGTCACGCTTAAAGATGCCCTCAAGTCCATGGGCGTCACCATCAAGGGCGCCGGCATCGGCGCGGCCTTTGCCTTGCTGATTTCCGGCGCCAAGGAAGCCATCGCCAACGCTACGGCCCTGCGCGACAAGTTGCGCGAGACCGGCCAGCCCATCGATTCCGCCACCCGTTCCATGGCGGCCTTTGGCGATGGCCTCAAGGGCATCAAGCAATTCGGCATCGATGCCGTGGGGTTCCTGATCGGTGGCTTTACCCAGCTCGGTGATGTCATCGGCTCCGCCATCAACCGTGTCCGCGGTATTTCCGAGGCGGAGGAAAACCAGATCGCGGCCATCGCCGACGAAACCGAGCGTGTGCTCGCCCGAATCGCTGTCGCCAAAAAGAAATTCGAGGAGGAGAATACTCCCGAGAAGCGTGCCGCGCGCGAGAAGCAGGCCTTGGCGGATCAGGAGCAGGCATGGAAAGATTACCTCGCCGAGGTTGGCCGGCTCCAAAAAGCGGCCGCCGACAAGCAGGCGGCCGAGGGCGATCGCGCCATGGAGATCGCCGATGCCTATTGGAATTCCCAGAAAAAGGCCATCGAGGACAACCGCGAGCTGCTCATCCTGCAGGCCAAGTCTGTCACGGGTCTGACCGTGGAGGAGGCTAAGCGCCTCAAGATACTGGAGCTCCAGGCCAAGCAGCTGCTCATCAATGCCGAGATTGATGAACTGCTCCTGCGCAAAAAGGTGCAGGGTCTAAATCCTGCGGAGCAGCAGAGGCTTAATAGCCTGATCAAGCAAAACGGGATTATTGAATCCCAGATCGCCAATGTCGGCAAGGTCAAGGATGCCGTGGCCGAGATCACCCCTGTCATCGAGTCCAATATCGAGGCCTGGCGCAAATTCCAGCAGGCCATCACCTCCACTGGCCGCGGCGATGGCGAGCTCTCCGACCGCGAACTGCAGCGCAAGATTTCCAACATCCAGCAGGATCTGTTTCAGCGCCAGCTCAACTCGCAGGGTGGTGGCTTCGACTTCTTCCTCGAGCCGCAGAAAAACAACCTGCGTCAGACCCGCGCCGAGCTCGACCTCCGCAACCGTGTGCGCTCCCAGGCCGGTGCCTTTGGTGAGGACCGCGCTTTCGCCATGAACCCCGGCCTCACTGAGCAGCGTTTCCGCGAGATACTCCAAGGCATCGACACCTCCACTACCGGCAAGCTCGCCACCGCCATCGACAAGCTCAACCAGCGCCTCGATGGACCGCTGCTCGCCACCCTCAAGCCTTCGCCTTTCGGCCCATGATCCGCCATGCCCGACGTCCTGCTTAACGATACCTACTCCTTCCGGCGCCCGGTCCAGATCAGCCCGCGCCGCGTCGACTATCCTTTCGAGAACAATGCCGATCTCGCCTCCACCCTCACGCAGGTGGACTACATCATGCAGCGGTCCTACTACCGCCCCGCCAAGGTCGGCGTGGACCGCGATCCCGATGATCCCCTCGGCTACGTCGCCGCGCCGGATTCCAACCGCAGCTACGATCTCCGCACGCAGCAGGTCCGCTTCACCCGCACCTACGCCCGCATCCCCGCCCAGCAGACCGTCTACGGCTCCCGCCTGATCGACCGCCCGGTCATGCACGATATCACCGCCGGCGGCTACTACGCCGTCTCTTTCGACAACGGCGTCACCTCCCACGTCTTCTCCGCCCGCAAGACGGCCTCCATCTCCGGCACCCCTACCGTGCCCAATGTGACTGCCGCCGCCAACCGGCCTGTTTTGCCCTCCGGTGTCACGGTTACTGTGGTGGCATTTGGTGGAGCCAGCGGCACCTTTGATACTGGCGACAGTGCTTCCGCCATCAACACCGCGCTGGAGGCGATCTACTCCACGACTGATTACCTGATAATGGTCAGTGAATATGAGATAAATGTCCGGCCTATGGCCTCCGGCGCCCTCCGGCAGATTTCCGTTTCTAGCTCTCTGGTTGAGATCGATGGTGATCCCGATAACTTTACCATCCGCTCCGCCTCTGAAAACACCGCCTCTGTCCGAAGCATCTCCAGCACTGCTCACGGCGGGGCCGCCGGCGATCTCGTGGCCGCCTGGAATGGCGACAAACTCCGCTTCACCGGCAAGGTGATCTCCGTCACCACCGATGCCCTCACCGTCCAGCTCGATGACGCCCCGGGCAAGGATGATGTCGTCACTCATATCCAGTTCGCCGACACCTCGAGCACCCGCTACGTCAACGGCCCGGCCAACTGCACCGTGAAGGAGGTCACCGACTTCTATCTCCCGGGCGTCAGCACCGGCATCACCACCCCGGCCGACATCGCCCTCGTGGCCGCCAAGCTCGACCCCGTCTCCTGGCTCACCGCCATCCAGGCCGGCACCACCTACGTCGTCTGTGAAGGCTCCCAGCTCGCCCGCTGGCTCGATGGCCTCATCTACAGCCAGACCACCATCTCCGTCCAGATGTCCGACGCCCTCGATACCGTCGCCGTCGGCGCTTGACAAACCCCCTCTAGCCAAGGGCTCACGCCCCCGCCGATGGCATCCGCGGCCCTTGACTGGGCTTCGGCTCTGCCTCGGGGCGGCCCACCACTCTCACTCTCACTTTCCCTCTCACTCTAGTGGACCTCTACTTCTACTCCGGTCGCCTCGACCTTTTGCCTGAGCAGCTCGCGCAGCGAGAGCCTCAGGACAAACACCGGGCCCATAGCAATGGGCAACGGTGCTCCAACCTCCTTTCTTGACCATGGATCTCTACATTTACAAAGGACGGTTGGATTTAGCCGCCACCTCCCTGGCCGACCTCCGCCTCCTCGTCCCTGCCCTCGACAACGAGCTCGATCCCGACAACGCCGCCACCCTCGCCCGCATCGCGGCCAAGCTCCCCTCCCTCGTCCAGTCCGACGTCGCCGAGCCTGTCCGCCTCTACTGCTATGACGATGCCGGCACCACCCTCTCCAGCTGGATCACCGATGCCGCGGTCACCGTCACCGTCGGCCTTGGCGCGCCCAATGCCGAGACCACGGGCGACTACACCACGGCCACCGCCGCCATCTCCGGCTCCAGCCGCCTCGCCTCGCTGGTGCTGAATACGCAGGCCCTCGCCAACGCCCTCGCCGGCCGCCGGGGCGCCACGCTCACCCTGCAGGTCCGCCAAGCCCCCGCCAACGGCGGCGAGACCGTCCTGCTCCTCCCGCTCGAGGTGCTCCCCGGCGTCATCTCCAGCCCCACCAACGAGGACAACGCCGCCGATGTCTCCGCCGCCGCCACCAGCGCCGCGGCTGCCGCCGCCAGTGCCGCCGCCGCCTCCAGCTCGGCCGGCGCCGCCGCCGCCAGCGAGATCGCCACCGCCGCCGATGCTGTGGCCACTGCCGCCGATCGCGTGCAGACCGGCCTCGACCGCTCCGCCACCACCGCGAGCGCCGCCGCCGCCGCCGTCTCCGAGGCCGCCGCCGATGAGGATGCCGCCCAGACCGCCTCCGACCGCACCCAGACCGGCCTCGATGTCCTCTCCAGCGCTGCCAGCGCCCTCGCCGCCGCCTCGAGCGCGGCCGCCGCCGCTCTCACTGCTGCCGGCGCCTACCAAGGCGGCGTGGCCGGCGGGTCCGTGCCCGCCACCTCCACCCTTGCGGGCGATTACTACCGCATCACCGCCGCCGGCACCAGCCAGTCCAAGACCTGGGCCGTGGGCGACATGGCCATCTACAACGGCACCTCCGGCAGCTGGACGCAGCTCGCCGGCGTCCTGCCCTACGCCACAGCCGCCCAAGCCCGCGCTGGCACGGATACCACCAGCGCCCTCAACTCCTCCACCGGCAACGAGCGCGCCCTCCTCGGCGACTTCACCCGCCAGATCCGCGACTCCCTCTACTCCGACGGCTCCACCAGCAACCGCCGCGTCGAGTGGACCCTCGGCACCGCCGGGGCTGTGGCCGGCATGGCGATCATCATCCCGTTTGAGTTTCAAGTGCCCACGAGCAACCCCAGCGCGACAGGCCAAATACTCGTTGGTCCTTCCGCCACTTCATCGGGTGCAAACGGCTTGGATTTCCAAGTGCTGCGTTCAGACGGCGGTTTCGTTTTAAGGCAATACGGCGCCACCGTTGCTGATTACCGTGGCCTCAGTTACCCTGGATTCCGCGCCGCGTATGCTGGCATGTGGATTCGCGGAATGGTTGTTTTTGCGAGCCCTGATTCCACCACTAACCCCGTCGTCTATGTAAACGGCGTGGATATTACTGCCGCCTTTTCGGCAAATACGAGCGGCGCGCTTCCGAATTGGGTGCCCGTCGCGCTGGACGCAACGAAGTTTTCCTACCTCAACTTCCCCGCCGGCCGCTTCCAGCCCCATGCCCCGATCCTCGGCGCCCTCACCGCCGCCGAAGTCCTCGACTGGACCCAGACCGGCCGCCTCCCCACCTGGTGCGAAATCGGCACCGGCAGCGCCGCAGGTCAGCTTACCAACACCGGGTTTGAGACTGGAGTGCCGCCAGCCGCGACGGGCTGGTCGTTCGGCTCTGCTGGCTCAAGCACAGCGGCTAACGTTGCTGGGGCTGGGGTTGGCGGAACAAATGCGGCGGTTTTGGTTATCGATGGCAGTAATAATAGTGCTACGATTGCACAGGCACATAATGTGGTAATTGGTCGGGCCTACCTGATTAAATACACGGCTAAGGTGGATAGCACGGCAGGCAGTCCGTCGATTGGTTCGGATGTTTCCACGTCTATCGGCGGAGCGTTGACCACATCTTTTGTCACGTATCAACAAGCCTTCGTTGCTACGCTGGCTTCTACCTCAAACGCCCTGCTAAAGCGCGGCTCCAACTGCGCAGGCCGCACGATCACCATTGATGATGTCCAGCTCTACGACCTCGGCCCCATCTTCAAGCCCGTCATCCAGCCCATCCTTGTCGTCGCGGATGCCGGCGCCAACAAGCTCGCCGGCATCCTCACCTCCGGCATCACGCCCATCACCGACAAGCGCGAGTGGCTCATCCAGGCCGCCACCAACACCAACGGCAACCAGCAGCTCCTCGGCGCCTCCCTCTTCGCCGCCTCCACCAAGCACGTGATTGACGACTGGTGCATGAACACCGCCGGCACGCCCACTGTCACCGCCGGCTCCGCCAGCGCCGGCACGCAATACAAATCCAGCGGCGCCCTCGCCGCCACGCGCAACCTCATCACCCTCGTCACCCGCGTCCTCGCCACCGCCAACCTCTGGTGCGGCAGCAACGACACCTCGACCATCCAGCACACTATCACCGGCCATGTCGTCGATTAAGCACCATCCTTCGCCTGATTTTCCGGCTCCCAACGACGCGACGAGCGCAGCGAGGGAAGCGGCGGCCGGAGAAATCTGGACGAACACCGGGCGGCGAGCACGCCGCAACGGTGAACACACGATCCGTGGCCACATCGTAGACTGATCATAACCCGCTTACGCTTATGAACCGCTTCTTCACCACCGGCCCGATCGACGCCTCCAAGTTCAACTCCTCCCTCGGCCAGGTGCACGGCATCAGGCTCCTCGCCACCGACTACGAGGCCGGCATCTACCGCTGGCAGGCCATCGGCGCCGAAGGGGAACTCCTCAGCTCCGAGGTCTTCGGCACCAACGTCACGACCCCCGCCGAGATCGCCGCCGACGATCACATCAGGGCGGACATTGCTCGCACGCTGGTATGAAATTTCAGGTTTCAGGTTTCAGGTCTCAGGTCTCCCAGCGTGGCGAAGCCACGCTGATCATCCTGCTGGCCGTCGTGCTGCTGGGCGGCGGCGCGTGGGGCCTGAGCAAGACCAAGTGGTTCCACGGCGAGAGCAAGCGCGCCCAGGCCAGCACCGAGACCACGGCCGCCCTCGTCGCCGCCACCGAGGACCAGTCCGCCAAGGCCGCCGCCGTCTTCCAGAAAATCGGCGAGACCAACACCGAGGCCCCCGATTCCCCGCAGCGGCGCGTCATCTCCCGCTACGTGCCCATCGGCCTCTCGCTCACCGGCGCGCCCGATCCCGCCTTCCTCCTCGAGCTCGAGAGGCTCAAGGTCGCCGAGCTCACCGGCAAGCTCGCCCAGGCCGACAAGATTTCCGGCGCCCTCCTGCACGATGCCGCCGAGGCTCGCCGCGAGCTCGCGCGCGCCCTCGCCGCCAAGCGCGCCAGCGACCTCGCCCTCGAGCAGGCCGCCGCCGCCGCCCGCGGCGCCGAGCAGCAGGCCTTCTGGTTCACCTGCATCGCCGGCGCCGCCGGGCTGCTCTACCTCTGGACGAAGCTCAGCCACGTCTCGCCCCTCAGCCTCAGCGCCGCCGTGCGCGACCTGCGCGAGGGCACCACCGAGCCCAACGAGGCCATCGCCGCGCTCGATGCCAACGTCACCCCCTTCCAGCAGGCCAACGTCGCCCTCAACCATTGGCTGCGCCGGAAGGTCTCCCGAATCTTCTCCTGACCATGATGCGCCACGCCATCGACACTCTCAACGCCCATCCGAAATTCGTCGCCCTTTTCGGCGCGATCACCGGCCTTTTCAGCGCCGAGCACATCGCCCTCGCCAAGGACTGGGCGCAGCTCGTCGCCGCCCTGGCCGCGGGCTTCTGCTCCATCTGCGCCGGCATCCTCGTGGCCCCCAAGGCCTGGGCCGAGCTCAAGCGCTGGTGCGGCTACAAAGCCTGACCTTCGCGCCCTTCGCGGTTAATCTCCGATGTCTGCCCCCCTCCCCCTCGCCTACGAGTTCACCCCCGGCCAGCCCGTGCGGATCCTCTCCGGCCCCTTCGCCAACCAGCCCGCGCAGGTGGCCAAGGTCAGCGAGGACTGGGGCAGCGTCTGGGTGCAAGACCGCGGCGAGCGCGTCGAACTCATCACGCAGCTGGCGAACCTTTCGCCCTGTTTTCAGGCTCCCAAAGCCGCGACGAGCGCAGCGAGGGAAGCGGCTGCCGGAGAAACAGGGACGAACACCGGGCGGCCAGCAGGCCGCAACGGTGAAGCCTCCACCGGCCCGGAAGAACCCGACGAGCCCGACGAGGAACCCGTCATCCAATCACCCCCTTCATGAAAAAACCACCCGTCGGCAAACGAAAGCTCCTTCAGCCAGCGGTTCCCGTGCCCGTCGCGGTCTCCAAGGCCGAGGCCGCCCGCCAGATGGTCCGCCGGAATCCCGACATCAAGGCAGCCGCGATCATCGCGGCCACCGGCCTCTCCGAGCGCGGCGCCCGCCAAGCCATCTCCGATGTGCGCAAGGAAAACGGCCAGAGCACCAACAAAGGCCGCCGCTTTCCCGCGCCGCTCAAGCCCGCCCTCGTCAAGCCCGATCTACCCGCCCTGGTCGAGCGCGCCAAGGATCTGCTCGCCCGCCACGCCCTCACCCACCCCGAGCTCGCCGCCGCCCTGCAATGCACCACCGCCGTCGAGGCCGAGGTCGTCCGCCGCCTCTCTCGCAAGACCGACCTCTCCTACTCCGCCGGCCTGATCTCCCTCACCAAGCCCAAGCTCGGCAAGCTCTCCCTCTCCCTCTTCGGCGACGATAAGTGGCACCGCATCGGCCTTGTCACCGACACCCACCTCTGCTGCAAGGAGCAGCGCCTCGAGGAGCTGCACGCGCAGTATGACCTCTTCGCCCGCGAAGGCATCAAGGTCGTCCTCCACGCCGGCAACATCGTCGATGGCTACATCGAGAAGATCAACGGCGAGTCCGTCATCACCGCCACCCGCGACGGTCAGGCTCAATACGTGCTCGACCACTACCCCCAGCGCAAGGGCATCACCACCTACTTCATCACCGGCGACGACCACGAAGGCTGGTGGATCCAGAAAGGCCACAACTGGGGCCGCGACCTCCACCTCCTCGCCCAGGAGAATGGCCGCACCGACCTCCAATACATCGGCCACGTCGAGGCCGACGTCGAGTTCAAGAACTCCGCCGGCAAGTCCTGCGTGTGCAAGGTGCAGCACCCCGGCGGTGGCTCCGCCTACGCCCGCAGCTACACCGGGCAGAAGCAGGTCGAGGCCTTCGAGGGCGGCGAGAAGCCCGCCATCCTCGTGCAGGGCCACTACCACGTCAGCAACTACATGCAGGACCGCGGCGTCCACGTCATCTCCATGCCCGGCTTCCAGGACCAGACCATCTTCGCCCGCAAGAAACGCCTCCGCATGGAAGTCGGCGGCGCCATCATGGAATTCACGCAGGCCGCCGCCGGCGCCGTCGCCCGGTTCCGCCTCGAGTTCAACCGCTTCTTCACCCGCAGCTACTACAAGCCATACCTCACCACCGACGCCAAGTGCCTCAAGGGCCACCTCGTCATCGGCCCAGCGAAGAAGGCGGCGTGAAGTAGCTCAAGTCTGCTCCTCGATGGCCACTTTGCTGGCCTGCGCCTCGGCGTTTTTCCCGGTAAGAAACGCCTCCTTTGGATTCTTGAACTGCTCGCCGGGCACCCGCCACTCGTTGACCTCGGTGAAGCTCTGGGCGCCGGCCGCGATCAGCCGTGAAGCCTGGCAGAAGATGAAATAGGGCGTGTCCTTCGGCACCGTCAGCCGAAACTTACCGTCGCCATCCGTCGTCGCGACGGCCAGCGGCTTGGGCAGTTGCACCACCTGGCCGCGGCTTACGCGGTCCCATGCTTTCAAATGCTCTGCCGCGAACGCATACACCTTGGCCTCGCCAAACTTGTAGGCCCCCTCACCTCGCGTCTGCACGAACACTTGGCCCTCGATGGAGATGGAATTCTCCGCGCCCTCGCCGGGGAACCATTTCGGGCCACCCGGTCGTTGCTGCTCCGCCGCCGCCCTGATGTCATCGGGCAACGCTTCATAGCGGATTGCCATCGGGCCCGCCCGGTGACGGATCAGGACATCCAGCGGTTTGAACGTCACGAACTTCACGTCTTGCAAGATGCGGCCGTCGGCCAGCCGGATCCTCGGCACAGGCTTGCTCAGGTCCACCTGCGCACCAGCGAATGAGACCAGCATCAGTCCACCAATAAGCCAAGCGATCGCACGTTTCATGGTCCCATCCTCATACCTCTCCGCCTCACACCTCAAGCCACATTGCCTCAATCCTTCCGTGTTTCCGCTCCTCCGCGCTTCCGCGATTTCTCCGCCATTTTACCGAAAAGGCCTAAATTCAGGCGGTTAAATAGCCTGAAACGCTCATCGCCTTCCATCAGCGTTTCACCCCATGAGCGAGCCGGTCAGCAGCGTGCCCCCTTGGCTGCCAGCATTTAAGGAGGCTGCCGCCCTCGGCCTCCGCGTGGCCGTGGTCGATACCTCAGCGCACATGCTCGCCTGCGCCAACCTCACCGACCACCTCATCTGCCCCGAGTCCGCCCTTCTCGGCGCCAAGTGGCACGAGTTCGTCGAGCCCCGCGATATCCCGGCCATCCTCAAGGCCTTCGCCTCCAACGCCGACGAGGCACCGCTCATCTATCGTCAGCTCTGTCGGATCGGCGGCGCGCCCGTGCAATGCCGCATCGCCCTGGTCAATGTTTGGCTCGGGACCGCGTGGCTTTGTTACGGGGCGGTGCAGCCAGTGCCCGCTCGGCGGCCGCTGCATTGGCAAGGTGGTCAATCTTAGTCGGCACGCTTGTGCCGTAGCTGCCCTGTGGTTGCTCTGCTGCCATGGCGTGAAACGCCTCCGGCTCAATTCGCACCGGGAATTCAAACTTGCCGTGTGCTTTGTAGAAATCGGCGGCGGCCGCGAATAGCGCCCGGCCCAACATCAGAGGCGTCACCTGCTTCTTCTCTAGCATGTAGCGAATGAAAGGCTCCTGCTCGTCGAGATCGCGCAGGTAGATAGTCGTCAGGTTCTGTTCGCTTCGTGGCATTACAAAACTCGTCCGCTAATTCCTTGGCAGATGCAAAATATTTCCTTGCCACGTATGCGACAGTTGCCACAGTTGCGACATGAGCAACGCACACCCCATCCCCGTCTTCCCCGTCCTCACCGCCGCGGAAGTGGAAGAGGTCTTGGCCGAGATCGAGGCCCAGCCCCGCGTGCTGGTCGACCCGATTCATGGGCGGATCATCTTGGACCCGATTTATCTCGACCTAGGGGATCGGGATGAAGCCGATGATCTTGACGCCGCCCTCCCCGCTGCACCGGTAGATCACTGCCCGGCTGCGGCTGTCTTGAGCAGCCCAGTGAATGGCCCGGCCAAGAATGGCGGCACTGGCGGGCAGCACCACGTTGATCATCCATCGGGCGTGTTCGTCATGCATCTTCCGGTTTGGTTGGCCCGTCCAGCTGCGCTGGTAGCTCACATAAAAGGGCTCCTGTTCAATCTGCGCGGCCGTATCCAGCAACACCGTGCTGCTCACGCCCCGGCCAAAGTCGTGCGTGAAGCGGTGGATGCTCATCGCCCTCAAGTCTGATCTCTCCACCCATGCCTGACCAGTCCAAAGCCTCCGTGCTTCCGCCCCTCCGTGCTTCCGCGATTTCCCCGCGCAAGGCCGAGAAACCCCTCGTCGTCTGGTTCCGCCTCTACGGCGCCGAGAAGCGCGCCATGCAGGCGGTGGCCGGCAAGCGCCGCGGCGCCCACAACGCCATCGCCCTGGCCGGCACGATGGCCGAGATCGCCCGCCTCGAGGCCGCCGCCCTCCCCGTCACCGCCGCCGAGCTCAAGGCCATCGCCTCCTTCAAGAAAGTCACCGGCGATGCCTCCATCGTCCCCACCCTGAGCGCCGCCATGCGCGACTCCGTCCTGCGCTCTAAGACTGAGGGCGACGAGTGCGGCCCCATCAACCCCAAAGCCGGCCTCCGCGTTACCGCCGCCTGACCCTCACGCCTCAAACCTCAGGCCTCACACCTTCGCCATGTATTTCAATTTCCAACTCCGCGCCCTCCGCGATCTCCGCGTTAAAATCTGGCCGGTCATCTGTGTTCTGGCCCTCAGCTTTCTGGCGAGCGGCTGCGCGAGCCCCTCCGCCTGGCCCCAGCCCCAGATCACCTACACCCACGCCGCCACGCACAGCCAGGCCTCCGCCCACATCCAAGCCTGGCGCGCCGCTAAGCCCGGCAACTACGACTCCCACGCCGCCCTCACCGGCTCCATGCGCCCCCACATCCACGGCGGCCCGCGTGAATTTCTCCTCCTCGAGCCCGCCGGCCTCGACACTCCCCTGCAACCCGGCGTGGTCGTCGGTTTCTTCCGTGATGCCGACACCCCCCGCTGCCTCCACATGATCGCCGCCCTCCGCGGGGATCACGTCTACCTCAGCGGCACCAACAACCGCTACTCCGACGGCTGGTATCACCGCTCCACCATCCACTCCATTCTCCGCGGGATCGTCACCCTGCCTGTCCTCAGCGTTCAGCGTTAAACAATCCACCCA